GCTCATCGTCTTCTGGAACGCCACGCTCGGGCTCGCGTACGAATTCAAGGGCCCCGCCGGCGAAGCGGACGACCTGCAGGCGCGCTGCGAGGACTACCCGGAATGGATCGTGCCGTGGCCGGCGCTTGTCCTCACCGCCGGCGTCGACGTCCAGCACGACCGCCTGGTGGTCGCCGTCTACGCCTGGGGCGAGGGAGAGGAAAGCTGGCTCGTCTGGGCGGGCGAGTTCTACGGCAACGTGCTCGAGCTTGGCGTCTGGGACGAGCTCGACCGCACCGTCGTGTTTCGGGGCTACCGCCACCTGAGCGGTGCGGAGCTCCACCTCTCGGCGGTGTCGGTCGACGCCGGCGACGGCCAGACGGCCGACGCGGTCTACAAGTGGTGCCGGGCGGCCAATCGCAAATGGGGCGTGCGGCGCGCCATGCCGATCAAGGGCGCGCGGCACCCCGACGCGGACGTCTTCCGCAAGCCGGGCGCGCCGATGGACGTCACCGCGAAACACAAGGGCGCGAAGTACGGCCTGCGCCCGTACATGGTCGGGGTGAGCCGCGCCAAGGATCTCATCCTCGGCGCCGACGAGCAGGCCGGCCGCATCAATCTCAAGAACGCGGACGGCCAGACCGGCCGCGGGCCCGGGCGCACGCACTGGTATCGTGGCGTGCGCGCCGATTTCTTCGAGCAGCTCACGGCGGAAGTGAAGGCCCCGGCGCGCATGGCTTCTGGCGCGCACAGCCGTTTCAAGAAAGTCTGGCAGTGCAAGGCGGGCAAAGAAAATCACTTTCTCGACGCGACCGTCTACGCGCTGCACGCCGCGCGCGCGCGCCGGATCGACACTTGGTCCGCGTTGTATTGGGAGCACTACCGCCAGCAGATCATGCAGGGACACCTGTTCCCGCCCGAGCAGCGAAACCCCGGCGCGGACGCAGCCCCCGGATCCGGGGCGGATGCCGCGCCGGATCCGGCAGGCGAGCGCGAGACGGCCGAGGCCTCGGCACCGGCGGCCCCGCCAGGTGCGCCCGGGCGATCGAGGCAGACCGTTATCACCCCGAAGCGCGGCGGCGGGTTTGTCAATAACTGGTAGACGCATTGCCGCGACGAGGCTGACGAGGGGAATCATGACACTCGCTATCTATTACGACGAACCGCGCGACATCGTGACGATTGAAGGCATCCGATATAGCGGCGAACTGTTCCGTTCTTTTGATATCGCGCCGACCGGGACGCTGCTGCGGATCATGGCTCGGGACGACGGCATAGTCACGTTGCAGAAATATGCGCCGGGCGAACAGGTGACGGCATGATCGAGATCCCGACGAATGAACCGAGCGAGCTGCGGGCGGGGCTGACCTGGCAGTGGCGTCGGGAGGACCTCACCGACTATCCCGCGTCGCAATGGACGCTCACGTATTGGTTCAAGCAGAGAGGAACGGGCGGGGGGAATTTCTCGAAAGCCGCGGTGCCCGACGGCGACCACTTCGCGGTGACGATCGATGCTGCAACCAGCGCGGTGTACGCGGCTGGCGATTGGACCTGGACCGCGATCGTCACGAAGGGAACGGAAGCCTTCGAGGTCGATCGCGACGCGCTCACCATTCTGCCGCGCTACGACCAGCCAGTGGCGCTCGATGACCGCTCGCACGCACGTAAGGTTCTCGCAGCGCTCGAGGCGGTGATCGAGAAGAAAGCGACGCGCGACCAGATGAGCTACGCGATCGGCGGGCGGCAGCTCTCGCGGATGAAACCGGAGGAAATCCTCATGTGGCGCGAGAAGTACAAGGGCTATGTCGCCGATGAAGAGGCCGCGGCGAAGGTCGCGGCGGGGCTGCCGAATCCGAAAAACGTCGGGATAAGGCTCACGCGTGTTTGAAAAGCTGATCCGGAACGATCTCAAGCGCGTCCGGCTGGACGATGCTCCGCCTCGCGCCCGCAAAGGACGAAAAGTAAAGCCGCAGGCCGAGACCCCGCGCGGCGGCGGACTCGTCTCGCGCATGTATCACGCGGCGCGCGCGTCGCGACTGACGTCCGGGTGGGCGACCTCGACGACGTCGGCCGACTCCGAGTTGATGACGAGCCTCACCCAGCTGCGCAACCGCAGCCGGGCGCTCGTGCGCGACGCCGCCTACGCGAAGCGCGCACGGGTCATCGTGCAGACCAACGTGATCGGATCCGGCATCGGGCTGCAGGCGCAGGTGATGTCGTCCCGCGACATGCTGCGCGAGAACGTGAATGACGAGATCGAAGATGCGTTCAAGAACTGGTCGCGTGCTGAATATTGCCACACCGGGGGATCACTGCACTTCCGGGACCTCGAGCGCGCATTGATGGGGCAGGTCTTCGAGGCCGGCGAGGTGTTCGTGCGCAAGCACTACCGCGCGTTCGGCGGCTCCCCGATTCCCTTCACCCTCGAGCTCGTCGAGGCCGAGCGTGTCGCGGACGAGTTTGTCAACCCGTCCGGCCCGATGGCCGTCGCGCCCGGATCGGTCGTCAAGATGGGCATCGAGCAGGATCGCTACGGCCGGCCGCTCGCCTACTGGATCCGTTCGCGGCATCCGGGCGAATACCGCGCGCTGCCCAACGAGACAGACATGATCGAGCGCGTGCCGGCGGACCAGGTCATGCACCTGCGACTCATCGACCGCTGGCCGCAGACGCGCGGCGAGCCGTGGCTGCACGCCGCCGCCCGGAAACTGAACGACATGGACGGCTACAGCGAGGCCGAGATCGTGGCCGCGCGCGGCGGCTCGACGTACATGGGGGCGATCGAGAATCCGGAAGGGGAGCCGGACCCGGCGGAGAAACAGGAAGACGGCAGCTACGAGCTGCCACTCGAGCCCGGCGTCCTCAAGGTGCTCAAGAACGGGCAGAAGATCGTCTTTCATTCCCCCAACCGTCCGAATACGGCGCTCGATCCCTTCATGCGCTACATGCTGCGCGAGATCGCGGCGGGGACGGGGCCCAGCTACGAGAGCCTGTCGCGCGACTACTCGCAGTCGAATTTCTCCGCGAGCCAGATCGCGGTGCACGAGGACCGCGACCTGTGGCGCACGCTGCAGCAGTGGTTCATCCGGGCGTTCCGCTACCCGCTGCACCAGGAATGGCTGCGGCAGGCGGTGCTGTCCCGGGCCGTCTTGCTGATCGGGGTCGAGGAGTATGCCCTGGCGTCGGACAAGTACGAAGCGTGCGCGTTCAAGCCGCGCGGCTGGGGCTGGGTGCAGCCGCGGACGGACGTGCCGGCGATGATCGCGGCGGTGAAGGCCGGCTTCATGCCGCTCGGCGACGTGATCGCGGCGACCTGCAACGGTAAGGATTTCTGGGACGTGATGAACGAGCGCAAGCGTGAGCTCGAAATCCTCAAGGAGCTCGGGCTGGTGTTCGAGACGTCGCCGGAGACCTACGTCAAGGCCGAGCCGGCGCCGGCGGCCCCGGAACCCGGTGACAAGGATGACGATCCGCCGGATCCCGACGATGACGACGAGCAGGATGAAAACAACGACCCTCGCGCGAGGGTCGTGCCATTTCAAGCGAGGGCGACATGATCAAGAAGCCGACCATCGAGGAAATCAAGGCCAAACCCGAGCGCCGCGAGTGCTATTTCGACCGCGCCTCCGTGAAGGAAACGGACCGGACGGTGGAGATCGCGTTCTCCTCCGAGGAGCCGGTGGAGCGCTGGTACGGCCTGGAGATCCTGTCCCACGACCGCGAGGCCGTCAACCTCGAGCGCTTCACCTCGGGCCGCGCGAACGTGCTCATCAACCACGCGTCCGGCGACTGGGTCGGCGTGGTCGCCTCCGCGCGGATCGACCAGGACCGGGTCGGGCGCGCGGTGATCCGGTTCGGCAGCGGCACCCGCGCGAGCGAGATCCTGCGCGACGTGCGCGACGGGATCCTGACCTCGGTGTCGGTCGGCTACCTGCGCGACGAGATGAAGTTGACGCGCGAGGCGAAGGACGGCCCGGACGAATACACGGTCACCCGGTGGACACCGTTCGAGGCGTCCCTGGTCACCATTCCCGCCGACGTGACCGTCGGCGTCGGAAGAGCAGCAGATCCACCCTCCCATCAACCGGCGGTCCCCGCCATTCACAGGAAGGAAACCAGCATGACTACCAAGTCACCGGAAGCGCTGGCGGCCGAAGCGGAAGCCGCCGAGAAGGAACGGAAGGACAAGGAAGCCCGCGAAGCCCGCGAAGCACGCGAGAAGGCCGAGCGCGAGGCGCGGGAGAAGCTCGATCAGCGGTCGGCCCAGGATCTCGAGCAGGGCCGGATCCGCGCGATCAACAACCTCGCGCAGGCGAACAGGATGCCGGACAACATCCGGGACACCTGGATCCGCCAGGGTTACAACCTGGAGCAGGTCTCCAACGACATCCTCAAGATCCTGGAGGAGCGCGGGCGCACCAATCCGCAGCCCGCGAGCCGGCTGGGACTGACCGCCGCCGAGACGCAGCGCTTCAGCCTGGCACGCGCGGTCATGGCGTCGGCCGCGAAGAACTGGAACCAAGCGGGGTTCGAGCTGGAATGCTCGCGCAGCGTCGCGCAGAAGCTCGGCAAGGTCGCCGATGACTACAAGTTCTATGTGCCCTTCGAGGTCATGGAGCGGCCGCTCGACCAGGCGGTGCGCGAATACCTGGACGGGATGGGGCGGGGCGCGAGGCGTGACCTGACGGTCGCGACGGCCGGCGCCGGTGGCTTCCTGGTGAGCACCGAGAACGTGGGCTTCATCGAGATGCTGCGCAACCGCTCGGTGGCATTCCGCATGGGGGCGCGACGGCTCTCGGGCCTGCAGGGCAGCGTGACGGTGCCGAGACAGTCGGCCGCCGCGACGGCCGTGTGGCTCGCGAACGAGGCCTCGACGATTACTGAGAGCCAGCAGACCTTCGTGCAGCTCGCACTGACCCCCAAGAGCGTCGGGGCCTACACGGAGATCAGCCGGCAACTGCTCCTGCAGAGCTCGCCCGGTGCGGAAGGGATCGTCACGGACGATCTCGCGCAGGTTGTGGCGATAGCTGTGGACCTGGGGACGCTAGAAGGCACGGGCTCGGGCGGG